TTATTCATCTTTCTTAAATTTTAATGCGTTCCTATTTTTATATTTTTCTTTGGTATCTTTCAAAACGTCTTTACTTAATTGCTTTAACATTTCAGTTTTTTCAATATCCGAAGCTCTTTTGTACGCGCTTGTATTCAGAAGTTTTTTACGTTGTTTTTCAACTTCTTTCCGATAATCGTCGTAATATTTTTTGTATTCCGAATATGTCATTTCCCAAGTGTATGATTGCTTATTTTTTGTTTTAGTTATAGTTGACTTTGGCAAGCTGTCTACATAACCATTATCAGAGGTTAATAAGCCATTACTAAAAGAATTAACAATCCCCTTGTCTGTATCGGTAATTGCTGAACCTGTTGCTTTTATATCTGTTATAAGTTCTTTACGTGCAGTTCTTTGCTCATCCTCCGACAGTCTTTTTATCGCTTTGTTTGCTTGTGTAATATACGCCGCCTTTGTAGCGTACTTTTCGTATAAGCAAGCGTTTTGAGGTGTCGGCTCATTTTGATACTTCTTTTGCATTTTATCTCTTTGTTCGTACACACGATTAAATACATCTGTTGAATATACACTATCCGCACTGAAAGACGTTCCGTATAGGTTAGACGGACTGAAGCCGTCAGCAGTAACCGACCTATTGAGCTTACCGATAATACCGGTATAATTATCAATTAAGTGGTCTATTTTCATCGGCGACCAGTTAAATGTCTGACCTATTGACTTTGCCAATAAAGAAGTTTTTTGGTTGTATTGCTCCTTGTTTGGCTCGTCCTCAAGTGCCGAACTTACTATCGGCGTACCTTTAAAGTCTTTATTAACCATATTATCAACAATTCCGCCTAATATTGTACCTCCTGCAGCTTGATGTACACCTTCTTCAATTCCTCCTTCTGCAATACCGGTAACAGGCAACCACGCAGGTAATGTTGTATCACCGATGTATTGCCCAAATTGATAAAATGCTTCTTTGTCACCAAAAGCGTAATCGGCGGCTCTTTCTGCTGTTGTGTTTAGTATTGCCGCTTCTCTTGCTTTAGGTATTTTTATAAATTTTCCGTTACCTATAGATATGCAGTAAAAATTATTTTTTTGATACTGAGATAATTCTTCCCAACCATCTTCATCTGACGTCCTGTTCCAAAATTCCAATAGTGCAGTAGTTAAAATTGCACTGATTAGGTACCTAAGCATATGCTTTGCAATCTCTTTTTTACCACCGCTTGTGAATATGCGAGCTTGTTTATCCATACCTTGAACAGTCGCATTTGAAAATCTAAATATTTTATTTAGTTTTCTGCCGACATCACCGCTTCTATTGAAGTTGACGGTTATATCAGACGCGGCATAAATAGCTTGTTGATTATCGGCTCCCTTTTTCTTCATACCTTTAAATTCAGCCAGTCGCGGAATAGCTTCGGTAATTTCGTTGATTTTTGTAACGCATTCTATTGGGTGTAAGAATATTGCTTGTGCCAAACGCCTTGCAAGTCCTGCGTCTTTTGAGTTCACCTCGCGCAAAGTCTTTTTCAGTACATCAATATTATCGCTGAACATTGACATATGTCCGCCACCTGCAGCTTTATATTGTTTATAGTTGTCACTGTTTCTTATAACGTCCCATAAAGCTGACATATATGCCCCTGTAAAAGTAATAGGATTATTATATGCTTTTGAATTTTTCATTGCAGTATCATAATCTCGTATTGCGTTCGTGGTAGCAAAAACCGGATTTAGTTGCGTTATCAGTGCGTTTGTTATGCCTAAAGTTCTTCCTGCAAAATTCATTATTTTTCCTGTTTGGATCGGTGTTAAATTTGTTATAGCATTAAACAGTGCCTTATCGTGTACCTGATAATATTTGTGCTTGCCTTTATTCAAATATGTAACTATTTGCTTTCCAGGTATAACTACAGGTGTATAACTTTCAACTTGTGTGCCGAATACGTCTTCAAAAGCCTCTGTTAAGTTAAACAAATCGTTTTCGTCAAGACTTTCTGACATTCTGCCTAAGAATTCATCAGACAACTTTTCAATGTTGATTATATTCTTTACTTGGTCTGGTGGCACAGGTTCTATAAAATTAGCAAACCCCGGTACATTGTCCGCATACATGCCCAATACCGCCATAACTCTGTTTCTTGTTCCGAACTTCACTTGCTTTTCTACATTTTTTATAATACTTTCAAGTGGGGATATGATTGTAGCACCACTACCTTTCGCAGTTTTTACAGGACTTTGCTGATTTGCAAAACCACTTTTAAATCCTGTTCTGTTCCTACCGGTGTCACGCATAAACGGCACGTAATGTGGGTACATTTTTTGTAGTTTGTTGTATGTAATAGCATCCATACCGCCCATAGATACTACCCAATATTTTAACATATCTTGTTGGAACTTGTACAGATTTTCCGACGCTTCTTTGAATTCAGGATGATTGTTTTCAAGATTTGCTATTTCTCTTTTTATTCGTTTGCCGTCTTGCAAAGTATCATCACTGAATACACGCTTTAACTTTGCACCTTCTTGTGGTTCAATCCATTCCAAAGAGTGCTTTAATACTAAATATTTATCGAATAAATCTATATCTTTGTGTGATATATCTTTAATGCAATCTATCAACCCTTTTCCGCCTGTCAAATTGCCGTTCGGGTCAACCATTCCTTCTTTAAATATAGTAGACATAGTGGCGTCTACATTTTTAGAATTTATAGCTAAAATATATGCGTCCTTTTTTCCGCTGAGAGTTCCTTTTACCTCTTTAACATAATCAGTAGCTTCTTTGATAGGTGCAAAGCTATCAACCAACTTGGTGTATATTTCTTTCGATATTTCACTTGCTGTTGGTTTGTTTTTCTTTTTTATCTCCTTGTTGCTGGTCATTGCCGCGTCTACTTTGTCCATAAAGTCCGAATTATAATATTGCTGTGAATATTCCGATAATGTTTTCAAAGCTTGAGCGTCCTTTGGAGAAAGGGTCTCAATAAATTCTTTCGAAAATTTCGGTACTTCCTTTATTGTACTTTGTGGGTCTTTAACAAACTCTCTCACAAATTCAGCCACTGCCTCGTCCGGTACTTCGTTTTTTTTATATTGCTTCATCAATGTTGGACTTTTTCGTTGCGCAAACTCGATTATCTCATCAATATTAGCTGATGAAGTAAAATCATATTCATCATCAAGCAAATGTCCTAATTCGTGAGTAGCTGTCGGCAAGTCATTTGCTATACGAAGTCTTACAGCTTTCGGAAGTTTCTTAAACTCGCCTTTAGCTCTTGTCAGTGACAAATTGCCTTTTGAAATAGGTATATTGAACTCTTTTGAAATATACGAAACAATATCACCTAATTTCTTATTCTTTCGTTTTTTGCTGTTCTGCAGTTCGTTAGACGTCCAAGTATCAACAGTATTAGCTTGCTTAGAATACTGAATATCACTACTCGTATCAGTCTTGTTTACTATTTTCTCACTTGTTTCACTCGTGTTCTCTGCTTTTTGATTTGCAGATGCTTCATTATAATGCTCATACTTGTATGTTATATCTTTCTGCTTGGCAAGAGCTTCTTTTAGCTCTGTTTCTTTTTCAAAAGGCTTATTTGCTTCCTGCTTTGCAAATTCCAAATCGCTTTTAAACTTAGTAATACTATTTTGTGTATTGCTTAAATCCGAATCAAGCCTCTTTAGAACACCTGCTATTCTTGCAATATTATTTGCACCGCCAGCATACTCGACTGTGTAGGTGTTTTCACCTTGAATTACAAGTGAGTAATCCATACCGCCTGTATTGCCTTTAAACTTAATTTTAAAGCCGTTATATGAGCCGATTGCATTATATTTGCCGTTCTTCGGAGCAGACTTTATAGCTTCTGAAAGCGCTTTGTTTGCGTCTTTTTGTTTTTCATAACACTTATCTTTAATGATTATTTCATTCTCATTATATTTATCTCTTAAAGCAATATCATTTTTCAAGCCTTTTTCTCGGTCAGTGTACTCCTCTATCAAGTGTGGATTTTTTGCAACGACATCTTGATAGTGATAAATTTCATTCAAATAGCCTTGTTCCAGTGTTTTAAGTCTTGACACTTCTTTGTCTATATCTATCTTTTCTTTTACAAGTGGATTGCCTGATGTTATAGCCATAGCTGTTGCGGCGTCTATTGATTCACCACCGTCGTCGCTTGCTCCGACATCTTCCATTTCTGAAATTGCGTCGCCTCGCAAAGCGGCTCTTATCATTTCGCCTTTACGGTCCTGCGCTTGCCACTTATGACTGTCGAAAGTGTTTTCTTGTAGGTATCTGTAAATGCGTACTTCTTTGTTGATATTTCCCGAACGAACACCACGAGCATTACTTTGTTCCCAATCTGACGGTTTATATGTAACTGTGGGGTGATGTATTGCTACAACACGTTTTTGAACGTTAAGTCCCTCAGCCATCTTCTGACAAGTTCCAATTAATACACGAACGTCGCCGTTATTTACTTTTTCGTATAGCTCTTCAAGCTGTGCGTCTTTTTGGTTGCTTATTATAACAATTTCTTCTTCCGGTACACCTCTTTCAATCAGTTTATTTTTAATATCCTTATGCAAATTAAAAGAATATACTTCGCCAGAACCTGCACCTTTATCGCAAAATATGATTTGAGTGCCTTTTATGTTATTAGAATTTTTGTACTCATTGAGAACTTGTTTACACATAGTGTTAATTTTACTATTTTCGTGTTCAAGTTCATCAACAGAGTAATCTTTATACATATTTACGTCTGTTTCAGCGCCTGAAAGCATTCTTGTATCAACAGACGCCATATCTGCCATCGCCATTAGACGAGCATATACTTTTAGCATTTCTTTCTTGTTAGTATTAGCTAAAGTATCTGTAATTTGTTGTTGTATTTGCTTATGCTCCGGAGTTCCTTCGATTTTTATGTCTACATACTTCGCTTTAGGCAAATCCTTTACAACATCTTCTGTAAAAACTATGTCTGCGAATTGTCGAAACAGTCCTATCATTTCAGACGCATTTACAAAACTGCGTATTACTTGTGTTGATTTCGGTTTAATCTGCCCATCAATTCCTAATTCTACTGTGTTTTCAATTTTAGCAAATGTATTAACCCATTCATCAAGTGAATGTATTCCTGCTTCTTCTAATATATCTGGTCGTACCATTCGCATCATATTGTATATTTCTGATACAGTATTTGTTATAGGTGTGCCTGTTCCAAACACGATTTTTCCGTTTATTGAACGCAAATAGTCTAACTTCATCAGCATATCGTTAGCTTGCTGTGCACTGCTACTATTTGCTAAACCTTTAATACTAAGTGATGTAGGTGTTGTAATACTTTTATAGTTATGTGCTTCATCTACACAAATAGCGTCAAAACCAAGCTTTTCAAATTCAATACCGTTTTCATCACGTTTTGTATCTGCATTTAGATTTTTTAATTTATCTTCAAGGTTATTTCTCTTTTTTATCAGATTTTTATATGCTCTTGTAGAACCATCTCTGTTGCTTTCAGCTTCTGCGATTTGTATATTGCATTCTTCAAGTTGTTGAGAAATAAAATTTGCTTCCAGTTGCTTACTTACCGGTATTTTAGTGAATGTAGTTCTTGCAATAAGGACTATATCCCAATCATTTGAATTAACCAATCCAAGCATAGATTGTCTTTTGGCTTTTGCTGTATCTATCACAAGCACTTTTGCTGTCGGATAAGCTTCTGCTATATCGTTTCTGAAATCGACTACTTTGTTGTTTGGAACAACCATTGCAGTTTTATTTATGATACCCATTCGCTTAGCTTCCATAACCGAAGCAATCATTTCAAATGTTTTACCTGTTCCTACACCGTGTGCAAAAAGAGTATTTCCGCCAAACAAAAAGCGTGCAATACCGTTCTTTTGATGTGGATATAGCTTTTCTTTTAATTCTTCGCTCATTGAATCAAAGGATAACTTTTCAGCTATATTCTTGTAATTAAGAGGTCTGTAATTATTGTACATTCGGTTATACTTGTCTACAATAACATTTCTTCTTTTGCTGTCACGGAATATCCAGGAATTGAAAACGTTTTTTATATCTTCAGCTTTTTGCTTTGCGACTTCTGTCATTTTTGTATCTATAGTAACAACTTCTTTACCGTCAACAACAGATTTCGTTTTAGCCAATATTTCGCCGTCATTTAACACCTTTTCAAGAAGTTGTACCGCATTAAAAGCCTTGCAACCATATTTTGTGTTCACGATTTCGCCATATCGTCTTTGTCCTGCTCCATCAATCTTCCATTTTCCGCTTGAATCTTTTTCTATATTCAAGCGTTGACCAAAAGTATCAAGTGCAAAACTTTCTATATATTTCGGGTCGATATAGTTTGCACCGAGTTTAACAATTATTTCAGAGGCATTTTTAGGTTTTGGTAAGACTTGCTCAAGCATTTTTTCTTGTTCTTCAAAGTCGGGCTTACCTTTTACTTCGTCTAACTTTTCGTAGATGTTGCCCGACAAATATATATCAGTAAGAACATAATCGCCTTGAGGTGTAAGCACAATTTCACCCTTTAATTCATCAGCAATCTGTTTTTCGGTTTTGCCCGTCAATTCTTGCATATGTTTAAAATCGACTTTGCCTGTTTCGTTTATAGATACTACAAGTGCGTCAGACGCAGTATCCACTTTAGTAATTTTTTTCTTGCGTAACGTATCTTTTTCAAACAATACCGATTTTGCAAATTCTTTTTTTGCTTTGTCGTATCTTTCCAAACCGCCTACTAAATAGAAATCTGAATCAGCTTTCAAAAAACTATTGTTCGTGCTTTTCTTTTTACCTATTTTTTTCTTTCCGTCACCTGTAATCGGACCGTGTTTTTTATAAAAATTATCATATACTTCTGATAATTTTTTTCTTAATATTTCAATATCATCATCCGGCAATTCTTTTTCGTAAGCTTCAAGAAGTTCTTTATAAACGTCCCTTACTGCAATATAGTCGCGTGCTGTATTTTCTTTTGCTCCCTTTAAAGCAGTTGCTGTTCCTGCTCCGTCGTCTTCATAAATGCGTCCGCCTTTTTCAAAAAATTTAGGCTTTTCAGACCACGAAACAAGTGTTTCAACTTTCTTTAACTCACTTTTGCCATTCATTAGTCCTTTCGGCAATTTTGACATTGCGTCGTTTAGTTTTTCGTAGAAGTTACCATCACCGATTACTGTTGTAATTTCGCCCCACGCATTAGTTCCTTTCGCGAGAGCGCCTAAAATATTTTCCGAGTGCTTTTTGAAATACTCGTTAATTCTCAATCCATCATCGGTCGTGGTAACATTCAAAATACTGTCGTCACTCGGTCGCTGACCACTTGCGCGCTTCTGAAGAATTAACAAATCAGATTGTACACCGGTATTTGCACTTCGTGAAAATACACCTTCCGGCAGTTTATAGCAAGCGACAACGTCAGCTCTATCCATAATAGCTTTTCTTGCGTCTATTCCATAACTGTCTAATGTACCTGAACTTGTAATAACAGCTACAATGCCACCCTCACGCACTTTGTCCAAAGATGATATGATAAAATAATTGTGCATTGAATATTTCTTTTTATCATATGAAATCTTGTTTTGACCGAAAGGTACGTTACCGATTACTAAATCATATGAATTGTTTTTAAATGCTATATCTTGAAACGGTTTATTAATTACAGTTGCTCCAGGATATAGATATTGTGCAATTCTTGCAGTGTATGTTTCGAGTTCCACACCTGTAAGTGCTGATTTTGCAGTCATTGCGACAGGCATTCTACCAAAGAAATTACCTATACCCATTGAAGTTTCGAGAACGTTTCCACCTTTAAAACCTAATCTTTTAAGACCGTTATACATTGCATCAACAACTTTTGTAGGTGTAAAAAATGCGTTATTCATCGAATCTTGTACATTTTTTCGTTGCACACCGTCAAAATATCTGTTAAATCTTGAATATTGTTCATACGGCAGACGTCTTGTATCTATTCCACCCCACCCCTTGTATTTTGCGAGTATTTCTTTTTCTTCGTTTGTTGCTTCTCGTCCTTCTTCTTCCAACTTCAAAAGTAACTCTATTGCGTCAAGGTTATCTTTTGCACTCGGTGGAGTAGTATCGTATTTTTCAGCAAAATCATCGCTTATAACAAAATTATTCTTATTAGACGGTAACTTTTCTTTTTTGACGGTTTTTGCGCCTGTTTCTATAACATCGGGTGTATCATCGGTGTTGTCTTTTAATTGTCCAGGCTGTCCACCCATTCCTTGAACAACATCAATTCCTCCATTGTGTACTGTTCCTCGTCCTCGTCGTCCTCCGTCTGATACTCCTTCAGTTTCTGATGTAGTTTCTCTTTTATCAGTTCCTCCGTATATTCCCTCGCTATCATCTCTGACATCGGGTCTGTTTCTTTCGTTTCCAACTGATTGTCGTAGTCCGTTGTTGCTATCGTCGCTATGTGACGTATGAACTCCGTCAATTCCACTTTCTTCATTAGTTCCGTCAGTTCGGGTGCGTAGTCCTCTATCATCATTTCTACTTTTTCCGTCCAATACTCCTTGTTGCGATATGCCATTTTCTTTACCTCCGTTTTTTTGATTATCTACTTTTGAAACCACTTTGTAATCGTGTGTTTGCTTAAAGTTTTCTATACCGCCGATATGTGAGAATGTCTGTTTGTTGTCACTCTTATCAAGATTTTCAAAACTCATATTTAAGCCTGTTTGTGTAACTTTCCATTGCCTGCCATCATACTCGATTACATCGCCGATTTCCAAGTCAGGTATTTCTTTTATTGTATCATTTTCGGATTGGCTGTTCAATACAGTTTTATTGTTTTCTGAAACGTTTTCTTCGTCACTTTCTGTATTATTATTTGTTGATTGACTATCTTTGATATTTTCATCTGCTTGTACATCATCTGTTTCTTTTAAAGTGCCTGTGGTTCCAAAGAAATCATTAAACACATCAAAAACTTGTTCTGTCGGTTCAGCTTTGAAAATAAAACCAGGTATCGATTTACCATCGGGTGTTTTTGCGTATCTTGAATAATAGCCGCCTACTGCTTTTACTTTTGCATTTAGCTTTTTATATTCATCTGCTGAAATTCTCTCTTTTAAGCCTATAATCCATAAATCCTCGCCTGTTTTGGTATGCTTTGTTTGTGTGAGGTTACATTTATCTTTCAAATTTAATGTATCATTTTCTGTATCTCGGCGTATACTACTATTGACAACATCACTATCTTGTGATATAATATTGTTAGTAGAGGATTTATCGTTAATAATTGCCAACCACTTATACAGTTGGGGATTCACTTGCGATAAATCCTCTTTTTTGTATTTTATGTTTACACCTTCACCGGAAATCAAGTTTTTAGTATAGTTATCATTGGAACTGAACATTGTTACAACAACATTGTAATCTTTGTATTTGCCACCAATATCTTTCGTACTGTTAAGCTCAACGGATATTATGCCATTATTTCCTTTTTTTGTTTTGACTGTTGTGAACAAGTTTAGTTTACCATTTGCAAGCTGTATAATTGCGTCGGGATTTTGTAGAAAATCAGGTAATTTTTTTACGATTTCCGCACCTAAATTGTGATAATGTCCCTCAAAAACACCGTTTTTTCTAACTGCAAGATATAACTTGGTATAATTGATTATCACTTTCAGATCTCTTGCACCTTTAACATTGTCAAGAATGACGTTAGGGGTATTTTTTAATATCTCGACCGCAACTCTATTATCTGCGAGTTCTTTTGCTGTTTCATCAGATACAGAAAGAATATTATCCACAGTATCATTGTAATCTTCAAGTAATTGACCTACAGGAAGTGTTTCATTTGTTTTGATATCGGATTGAGGTATTTCTATTGCGGAATTATCTTTTTGAGTTGAATTTTCCACCGGCGCTGCAAGAGGATTGGCACTGACCATTTCTTTAGCAGAATTTTCTTTAACTTGCAAATTACTCTTTATTGTATTTAATGCGTTTATAAAGTGTGATATTTCGCCCCCTGTCTTTGTTATCCCATCATTGTCGTTATGCAAATAAATCGAATATCCACTTGTTTCATTTTCGACTTGCTTCATAAATTCAATAGCAGTGTCTTGATTAGGGAATATTGCTGTTGCGTTGCCCGTCGGCAAATACGATACAATATAACTACCGTTTGAACTTTGGTGCGTGCCAAAACGACCGTATGTAACTCCTTGTTTTGTTTCGTATTCTCCATTTTTCTGTTTTACTGCAAACGACATTTCACTTAGTTGGTTCGTATAGTCAATGCCTTGTTCTATAACATAACCTACATTTTGTCCATTTTCACTTACCGGAGCAAATTTTATATTGTTATTTGCATTTTCACTTATATTAAGTGAAGAATAATCGCCGTTTTCCACGTCTTGCACTTGTGCATTTAAAACTTCGTTTGCACCATATACATTGTTATGTAGATTGGTATTTTTCTTTATTCCCTCTCTTAAAACATCTTTAAAATTTCTGACTACAGTTTGAAATTCTCTGTTTCCGTCAAGTACACTGTTTCCGGTAAGAGTTTTATTTACAAGTTCATCAGCAAGATTATCTGTTTCTTGTGATAAAACTGTGTAGCTACGTCCGTTTTTCTCTGACATAGCTTGTACAAAGTCATTCGCATAGTTGCTTACATAGTTTCTGTCAAAAAGATTATCATTGTTCGACATAAATCTTGTATTTGCCTCTTGTATACCTGTTGTACTTTCAGATACATTTAAGCCGACTTTATTCATTGCATTATGTACTTCATCTGTAACTCGATTTGTAGATGATTGTACGCCGTTTTCTTGTGTGTCGTTAAATACTGTGTCAGTTGTAGTTGGTGTATCTACACTATTAACGCCGTCTGCTGTATCATTAACAATCGAATTATCTGTGTTAATTTCGGAAGTCGATACATCATTCTGTTGTTTCCGATTTTCGTTAAACTGTTGTACTTGATTAAGCTTGTTTTCGTCAGCTTGGTTTAGTATAAATTTGAATTGTTTTACTGCATAATCAAAATCACTGTTACCGTCAAGTTTACTTTCCCCTGTAAGTATCTTTTGAGTTAATTCATCAGCAATATTGTTGTCAAGAAAATCACGATTCGGATAATTGTCACTCTTTTGAGCAACCTCAACAAAACTATTCGCGTATCGTCTGACAAAATCCTCATTATACCCTTGCGGATTGTTTTCTGTGACAACATCAGTTTTGCTTGCACCGTCTTGAGTTTCTTTCGGCAACTTGTCTGTTTTTTGTGCTTCAACATCATTTGTCTTGACACTTATAGGTGTTTGCTCTTGAACGGTTTGTATCGGTTCTACTTCTGATGTTTTCGGTACATTTTGTATCAAAATTTCGGTTTGTGGTGTTGAATTTGTATTATTTATGTTTGTAGGCTCTTTTGTGATATTGTCCACGTTCCCTACATTTGATGTTTTCGATATTTTTTCTACATCATAAGGGATTGAATCAACTCTGTCGTAAAATTCTTTTGCTCTGCTTTTGATAGTCCTTAAGTCCTCTTGCATACTTCTTACACGTGCACCTTCACCGACAAAACGAGCTTTTTCTAATACAGTATCTTTAACAGGTGCATTTCCTTTGCCGGTTAAGTATTCTGTAACGGTATCTGACGGAGCGTCATTTTTTAGTTTAAAGCCTTCGCCGTCAAGATACTTTATCATCGAATCGGAGTAATCCATAACATTTTTAGCAAATTGTTTAACACTTTCTACGTCGTTTGTACTTGCTGAATTCATCATACTTTCGTAATCTTTCATCATCTTGTCGTTTACAACGTCTAAAGCCTCTTTGCTTGATTGCTTAATTTTACCCATATTTATAGCTGATGTAATTGTCGCAAAAGCAAAGGTCACAGCCATATTCTTAGCAACATCTTTAGCTGTAGGTCTTTCTTCTTTAGGGTGTAAAAAATATGTAGCAGCACTGTCTGCACCGGCGAATGACACACCTGCAACCCCGTTTCTTATCATTTCAGGTATAAATTTATGCTGTAATTTCGTTTTAAACAAGATATTTTCAGCAAAATCTTCAACAACAGAACTTGTTGCACCGCCTACGGATCCTCCTACAACGCCTATAGCGGTTTCTTTTGCTATATCTTTTGCTTTTTTTCCGTCAGTGGTTGCTTCTGTTCCTTGTTGTAATCCAAAAACAATACCGTTTTTTATTGCGCCTTGAACCCAAGTAGGTGTTTTTGCTAACCACTTTACACCTTTTAAAGCACCTCCAACAGCTTCACCTAATCCTATTAGTGAAACTGTAGAACCTGCTAAATCTCCGACGGTACTTGCTATTGGGTGTTCTTCTGATGATTTTGCGTTTGCTTGTTTTTCGCTTACGTAATCATTGACATTAAGCCCTGCTTCTTTGTATTTTTTTTGTGACTTTAAATTATCAATCGCGCTTCTTCCGCCCAAAGTTGCACCGTCCATTAAACTTGTTATAAATGTATCCGGTGCATTTCCACCTTCTTTTGCTATGTTTTTTCTTTGATTGTTTAATGCAAGTTGCTCTAATGTTTCTTTATCTTTTTTTACTTCTTTGCTAACGCCTTTTTCATTAGGAAGCCAGTCATAACCTGCTTCTAAAGGGTCGTTATGTGGAATACGGTTAAAATTATGTTCTTCTGCCCACTTTGAAAAATCATCATAAGAAAAATTATTCGGGTCAATACCGTATTTGTTGTATGTAGCGTTTAGCCTATGTTGTTCTTCCTCTTGGTGTTTTTGTTTTGCCTCTTGGTATTTCGGCATTGTTTCAAAAGTAGATTTACTTGTTTCTTCGAAAAGATTATTGCCCTTTTCTTTGTGCTGTGTTTTGCTTTTTTGTTCAGAGGGTACACTTTTTGGTGTGTACCCTCTTTTAACTAAAATATCCTGCAATGATTTCAAATTACTTTTTAAATCGGTATTTTCTCTTGCTGTTGATGCAGATTTATTATATCCTCTTTGTGACATAATATTTTGTAATGATTTTAATTTCTCTTGCATATTACTCATATTTTAAGCTCCTCTTTGGTTGTAATTATTTTATTAAAGAACCTGCATTATAAATATCATCATCGGTTAGACCTACTGAATGGAGTAAATCTATACGTTGTTCATCTGTAAGACCGTCCGTATTAGCTGTATTCATCGTCAAAACTTTCTTATAATTGTCCGGAATTGCAGGATTGATTTTGTATGTACCATCAGCATTGACTATAAACATATCTTTTTTTCCCATTTCTTGTGCTGCGTTGTTGTTTCTCTGTATCCAACTGTTAAAGAATTCTTTTGTTATTCCATCCACTTGACTACCGTTTTTTGACGATTTAGAAGAATTAGACGAAGAGGCTGTATTTCCACCTAACACACCATCCGTCTGTTTGTATGCGTTTACAGTGTTATTTATTTCTGACGTTTTTTCAGCTATCGTATTCTTCGATGCATTGTTTGCAACTGCCATTTCATTCTTGGCACTTGCGTCATTAACACGAATTGTATTATCGGCTTGATTATTGTTAATACGGATTGTATTGTCAGCCTCAATACCTGGCATTCTTTCTTCGTGGTCGTAACCCATTTGTGCAATATCCTTGCTGTTTTTAAGTTCTGCGTCAAACTGTCTTGCGTCCTCTGTTTGCGTATTCGGAACACCGTAATCACCGTCATCATATTGACCGTATTTACTGTAGTTGTTCCAAATCTTTACTCCTCTTGCAACTCTCGCCGCTTGTGCCGTCTGTGTATCACCTCTTGCAACAGCTTGCTCAATTACCTTTTTATAGTCAATATCTTCTATCGGATTGCCGTTATCATCAAAGAATGGATTTGAAGAATATTGCATATCCTTAGGAATTTGACCTGTAACTTGTGCTGTTGTTGCGCCACGTGATACTTTACCGTTAAGTACAGTTTCATTTCTTTGTACTTCGTTATTCTTTGCTGTTTCGTCTCTGTTGAACGCATTGTCGATTTGAACACCCATATCGGATAGGATTTTTCGTGCCTGTTCAATTTTTTGCGTTGAATTATAAGCGTTTTGCACCTTTGCATTATACGCGTCTAATACATTCTGTTGTGCCTGCGAGTATAGCGCCGCTTGCTGTCGCATTGCGTTTGCGGCGCTGTAACTGTCAACATTACCGCCGTTTGAAGCTGTACCTAAAGCAAGCTGATTATTTCTTCCCTGTATAGCTGATAGATTATATTTACCAAGTATCGCTTTTGCCTCATCGGTAGAGAATGGATTTGTTTTAACCATATCCATATAATCTTTATAGTCTTGTCCGTATGTTTTCATCAAGTCGTTATAATGGTCGAATAGTTTACTTTGCTGTTGACCTACAAGGCTTGATGTGGTTTGACTTTTGCCTGTGTCTTGAACATAGTTTTTAAAAGCATTATCAAGCGTACTGTTATCCCAATAAGATACCCCATTTGAACCTACTGCCGACGGCTTGCCTATGTTTTTACCGCCTAAGCTAACCTCACCTGTCGTATCGTTATATTGAAGTGCATTGTCTATATCGCTTTGACTTAAACCGTACTTTGAGCCTAAGCCGTAAAAATACGGTCTAATCGCACTTTTACCGCTCTGTGCAAAGTAGTCATTAACATACTTCTTTGACGCGTCATATCCACTGTTATAAAGCGTGTCGGCAAGCTTTGTGTCGCCATTTTCACGCATTTGTCCGTAATAGTTTTGTGCCTCGTTTGCTATTTGTGCCGTTTTCTTTGTATCGCCCTCTGCATTTGCATTAAGCCAATTACCTTTTAGCCGTAATATTGTATTTACGGCGTCTTGCGTATTATATGCCATTCGTTTTACCTCCTTATGCTATTCTTCTTGCACCGACATAGTCGCTACGTCCTGATAAATTGCTGATTTTAACGACATCACCTGTCTTTGGTGCTTGTATGTACTGTCCGTTACCTATATAAATTCCGACGTGTCCCGGAGCTGACGCACTACCGCCCGAACCTCTGAAAAATACAAGGTCGCCCTCTTGCAAGTTATTCTTGCTTACGGCTTGCCCTACATTTATTTGGTCGTATGTTGTTCGTGGTATATCAATACCGCTCGCTTTCGCCGCGAGTTGTACAAGACCACTACAATCAACACCACTTGACGAAGTACCGCCGTATACATACGGTGTTCCCAAATACTGCTTTGCCGCCGCAACAATCTGCCGTCCTTTGGAAGAACCGCCTGACGAAGTGTTTGAATTGTTCGCATAGCTCAATCTGTTTAGATAACTTCTTGATGAATTACTTGATGAATTACTTGTATTTGAACCGCTTACACCCTTAGCTGTGTTGTATAGTTTTCCCATAATAGAACTTACCTGTGTCGCCCAACTGCTATCTATTGCTCCACCGTCTGTGTATGCATACCCCATTCCTTTCGGATTGTTACCTGTACCTGCTGAATTAATTGACTTTGCACCATACCCATTGTAGTATGTTTTCATAAATTCAGTCGCAAATTGAGTAGCACCTTGTGACATCTGACCGTATCTATGGGCGTTGCCCTCAGGATTAACATTTGTAGCACCGTAACCCCAAATATTATTGGTTTTCTTGGCTATGTTTGAAGTACCCCAACCGCTTTCCAAAGCTCCGATACCGAGTATTGCCAAAGCGCTCATACCTGTTGTTTTTTGAGCATTGTATATACCCTCTGCGTCACTTGTTGATATGACTGAACTGCGATTAAAGTGCTTTTTAATGATTTCAGCTATTTGTGCTGTTGATAGTTTCGGAAGTTGTGTTGCTACATCAAGACTTCCAAGCGACGAACTGTCAAGATTTCCGTTAAAACCAACATTATCATCACCGTTTGAATTAATAGTACCACTGCTAAGAGCGGTACTATTTTCATTTTGAGTAGAATTTGATGAATTTGACATTGTGTTTGTTGGTTGAATACCTGTTGCTTGTGTTATCCATTCTCTAACCTTATCGCTTGTCGCACTGCTGTTTACAATCGGCTTATAATCAGCCATTTTATTTATAACCTGTCCGTCTCTTTTGCTGATGAACGGATTAAAGGAATTTATGTTCGGTGCCGTTGCCGTATTTTGCTTTCCGTACAATGTATCAATTTTGTTTTTTAATTGATTACTCTGTTGTTGTGAATCGAAATTAAAAAGGCTGTTTACCTTATTTCTTATTGTATCTGTCAAACCCATAGTCATTTACTCCTTATCAAATCTTGATTTTCATAAGTCCTGCAACAAATTTAACTGCACGATATACAACAACACATACCCACAATTTTGTATTGTTTAGGTTAAGGTGCGCGTCGTCTGCGCCTGATACAATACCGTTATCCAAACACCACTGAACAGGCTTATGCGCCCATTCTGGCATATTACTGTCAATGCAATCGTAAATCATTTCTGATTTATCTGCCTTTTTCTTGTCCAACTCATTAATTTTGCTAAGTAGTTCCTCATATTGTGTCATATTTAATTCCTCCTTGTTTGTTTTATCCTTTGTCACTTGTCCTGTAATTCCTTTAAAAATCGCCTTTGCAAACTCTGTCGCACCGATTTTTTTGTATTTATTTGCGTCCTCTGTATCTACAAAACACACTTCAACAAGCATAGCTTTCGCGTCACTGTGATGTACCACATACAGCTTAGAGCCGTCTTTAATACCTCTGTTTTTAAAACCTAATTCACTTATCGCTTTGCAAGTATTTGTTGCCTCATCAAACTTTTTGCCGCCGTAAGTCCACACCTCTGTACCTTGCCCACCGCCACTGTTAAAGTGAATTGATACAAACAAGTCATGTGACTGTGAATTTGCCATATCAACTATCTGTCTTAGATTTGAACTTACTGTCGGTGCATAATCATTTGTGCAGTCGTGCACTGTATGCCCTGCCTTTTTTAGTAAATCTTCAAGTGCATAGCCGACTTTCCGTGCCTCTACGCTCTCATCTATGTAGCCGACTGCTCCACAACCGACTGTACCACTGACGGTATGTCCGCAATTTATTCCTATTCTCATAAATTACCACTCCTTTACGGTCATATTCTTCCACTTCTTGTATGCGTCAAAATACATCTCGTTTTTATCGCCATTGTAGGTGATTTCGTAATACATTCCGTCTGATACGGTTGTTGACGCCAACACTTTGAAATTCTGCAATGTCTTACAACTCCACACGATATACACATCATCTGTGGTGATTTTCTTGCCGTCTGTCACATCAACATTATTGTTAAAATAATTTGCGATTAATGTTTTTACTGCATTTATAAAAATTTTATCCGTCATATTTTATTACACCTCTTTCAATTCAATATCTTCCATTACTGCACGTGCCTCTAAAACTGCCAAATAGTCAGCCATTGCGTTTAGTTGTATGTTATATGTACTGCGTGGACACGTCGGGGAAAATTTTAGTTTTCCCCTGTCCCATTCCTCCAACATTTTCTTTAACCCTTTGAATCTATTGGCTAATTGATAATATTCTGCCTTGAAACGTTCCTTGTAATCTGCACTGTTCATCAGTGCAACAGTATCTTGTAGTGTCATAGTTATTCCCCTTTCTTCCCCTCAAGTTCTGATGTCATTGTATCAAGCCACTTTTCGATACCATTTCGCAATTTGCTCGGTATCGGCAGACCACACAAGCACATATTTTTCAGTATCGAAATGCTTTCGTACATTATGTACAACAAGCAGAAAAACTCACATATGCCCACTTGCGTAATGCCTATATATTTAAGCACTTCTTCCGGCACAAACGGTAGCATATTAAAGCCTATCAGCTTGTCCAATACCGCCAAAAATACGACCGATATAATCATTGCGATTTTTCTTATTGCTCCGTCTATGCCAAAGCAACTGTTGAACTTTTTTTCTTTGATTGCCCTTAGTAACCCCAAAACTGTATCTAACATAACCGCAATAAATACGGTTTTAACGAATAGGTTACACGCCAATGTAACCCAAAATATATTGATTGTTTCCCAAATGTTCATTTATTTATCCTCCTCGCGTATTACTACTCCTTCTCCGCCTTGTTTGAATGTGAATAGCAGTTTAACCTCTCCGCTTTCATATTCTCCCACATCTATTATTTTTAAGGCTTTAGTAACTCTACAAACTCCACAATATCCTTTTTGTATACTTCCGTTGAAAACAAAAACAGAACCTAAATCATCATTATAGCGAATTTGTTCTATTGCTTCTGTATCCGGGTCTGCAACCACATTTTTTATGATAAACAAGTCACCTACTTTAGCTACTGTGTTTATCTTCGCCCCTATATTTTCTGCAGGATAACATTCCAAAATCGGTATGTTTATTGCTCCTATTTTTATTAGATTTTTTATGGTTTGGTCAAAATTCCATTCAGATTCGGAATATTCACCGCTATTTATCCAATCATAAACATCTCCTGCAAGTTTGCTTCTTGTAACAGCCTCATCTGCAATATGCACGGTTTTCACTGAATTACTTTCAAGCGTTCCTGTATCACCTTTTTCACCTTTATCGCCTTTTTCGCCCTTTGCACCTGTATCGCCTTTCAAGCCTTGCGGACCTTGTTCGCCTGTGTCGCCCTTAACACCTTGTATGCCTTGTGGTCCTCTTATCGTACCTTTGTATTGCCACTTTACGTCTTCACCGCTACCTGCTGTAGTAGACTGATAGATATAGCCATAATCGGTATTAAGGTACACATCACCCACTTTAACAAGAGGACAATCTGCATATGTATAGTTGATGTTTTCGGACGTACCGCTTAAAGCGGTGCCTGTATACCACAAGCTACCATTCATATTTACATTTCCTTTGCCTGTACCGATAAAAAACTCGCTTGTATCGCTTGTATAGGCAGGCTCGGCAAATGATAATATCGGTAAAAATTTCTTTAATCCTCGTCTTATTTGAATTTTATTAGCCATTTTTTAACCCTCCATAATCTCCTGTTTCTCAGCTTCTGTAATAAAACCTGCTTTGACAAATACATCAAGCTGTTTCTTGGTATATAGCCCCTTTTTGTAATATCTTTTTATCAATGCCTTATTCATTGCTGACACCTGCCTTTAACTCTGCAATCTGTAGTAACAGCATTGCATTGATTTCGTCCTGTGACATTGTTTCGTCACCACTCATAACAGACTGAACGTGCTGTTTTAATTCCGACATACTGTCAAATGTTTTCGCCTGTATCTGCTCCAACTGTTCTGCCGTAGGCTGTTCAAACGTAACGTCCGTATGCTGAATTTTTGCAATTTCTGTGTCCATATCGAAATTGTCGTCAGTTTCGGCGAATTTGTTATTTACAACACTGCGTTTTATACGCAATATATCCCTGTCGGTATGTATTCCGTACACCGTGCCGTCAATTTCAACACCGCGTTCATAAAATTGTGCTGTTCCGTTTTTACTATAAAATTTGTACATAATATCACCACCCTATCACATTTCCGTCAACAACGCACGTATCGCCGAACGTTCCGATTGATGTTGCGTTTGTCACGTTATTTTTGACTACTGTTTTACCGTCGCTGTATATAATTGAAAAATCTGCATTTGCCGTTACAGACGCCGTTGTCCTAAATATATTATCTGCTATCAGCGTCTGACTGCTGGCTGATATTAGATTACACTGTCCCGACGTAGGGCCTGCGGAAATGTGCATATAATTTCCGCATATAACGGCATAATTTCCGCATTCGATAAAATCGATATATTCGGAATTAATTTTTATAACAGGCATTCTGTTTCCGCTGATTAATGTAATCCCCTTGGTGTATATAAACGGTGTTTTTGTGTTCTGTGTAATTGCTGCAAATTCATTGTCCGAAATTTCGCCATTTATATCGATACTGCAATCAGTAAACGTTTTAAATATATTGCCTACTATTTTTTTGCCTATATCAATACTGCAATTTGTAAAACCGGACATATAATTGTTTACAAATATAACGGTTGACGCCTGTAGCATATATCCTAACGATTGTTCTTTTTGCGTGAAATTCAAAAATTTGTTACCCATAACAAACGAATTGTCTGCGATTTTTATTTCGTATGTCAAATTATTTGCCGGTGCACCTGCGAACGTATCTATGACGTTGTTCAAAAACAGAACGTTGCTCATTTCAAACGTTGATACACCAAATTGATGTGTACCAAATATATCATAGAATGTACAGGATATTATCTGTGAACTACTTTGCGCTGATAATACTGTCGGATTTACTGTGTCCGCCGTTACTGTGTCCGTGTCCTCTGTAAATTTTACATTTTGCATTTTAGCGCCTTCCGGCAGATGAAAAACATATTGTTTTGCGACAGGATTTGTGTTTTTGAACATAATTGTATCGCACATCGAACCGTCTAACGTCATTCCGCCTTTCAACGGAATTGCCACACCGTTATTAGTTCCCGTCATTCCGTAACCCGACTTCATATTTGCATTTGTAATAACGCACAATTCACCTACAGGATATATAATACTTTTATACGGCGCACTATCTATCGCCGCCTGTAACTTTAATTCGTCGTGGTCGCCGTCGCACACGACAAATATTTGATGTTTTGCAATGTCTGTAATATTTTTTGCATTTTCATTTACAGCGTCAATAAATGAATTTTTATTGACAGTTGCCAAATCTGCCAATGTACGAACACGTTCGTATGTATTGGTTATGAAATAACTGTCGCCTGTGGCATTTTCGTTTTCTATGACATAATCAATCGCCGCCGATATAAACTCATATCTTTCCCCTGTCGGCGATTCGCTGTCTATCTTCATTTCTAAATTTATATCGTCAATATGATACAATGTAAATGTCCATACATCACCCGAAATTGCCGACGGTACAGATGTAGAACTTCGGGATATACTACACGTATTTTTAATAAAATCATAATAAACAACGATATAAATGCCGTCTATCGGTACATTTATACACAGTTCCGAAAATGTTCCGGCAATCTGTTTCCCGTCAATGTAAAACGCGTCTTTCAGCGTAATATCAACCGTCATACCCTCGCCATCATATTCTTGTTGTCCGTCAAAATATAGTGTAGGCTTACTCGGTGCAACAAATTTTACTGTATGTTGCTTTTTGTCGCCAAACAGTATAGTTGTTTCGGTGTTCGCATTGATTTCATCAATACGCGCTTTCAATTCTTTGTCAGCGCTTTTTCTTGCTGATTCTTCGGCTTTCACCGAATTTGAAATATTGGTATCCGCCGTCTGTCTTTCGGTGGTTTCACTGTCTATATTACGTTGCAGTTCGTTATCCGCCGCCTGTCGTATTGTCACTTCGTTGTTTATGCGACTGCTTAACGAACTATCCGCACTTTCCCTCGCTTTGGTTTCGGCGGTGATTTTGTCTGCCAAACCTACATCAGCGTTGGTGCGTTGTGTTATTTCTGTGTCCAATTTGTCGGACAGGGTGTTATGCTCGGTTTGAATTGCCGTGAAATTATCACGAACAATCTTCCACCATTTCGATAATAATGTTTTACCGTCAAAATTAAAATTTAATTTCAT